TCGCTGGCATCACCTTTAAATGCCGTCTGGCGAAGAGTGGTGATCAGTTCCTGTGGGTCGACAGAATCCATGCCGACACGTTCAGCCAGCTTCCCAGCCAGCGTTGCGAGTGCTGTACTCATCCGTTTTATACCTCTGAATCAATATCAACCTGATGGTGAGCAATGGTTTCAACCATGTACCGGATGTGTTCTGCCATGCGCTCCTGAAACTCAACATCGTCATCAAATGCACGGGTAATGGCTTTTTTGCTGGCCCCGTGGCGTTGCAAATGATCGATGCAGAGCGATTCAAACAAATGCTGGGGCAGGCCTTTTTCCATGTCGTCTGCCAGTTCTGCCTCTTTCTCTTCACGGGCGATCTGCTGGTAGTGACGCGCCCAGCTCTGAGCCTCAAGACGATCCTGAATGTAATAAGCGTTCATGGCTGAACTCCTGAAAATGGCTGTGAAAATATCGCCCGCGAAATGCCAGGCTGATTAGGAAAACAGGAAAGGGGGGTTAGTGATTCAGGCCGTTACCGCGTCCGTCGAGAAAAACTTCCACGAGCAAATCACGGGTATAAGTGCGCTCGATGCCGCGATGCAGATAAAGCCGTCCGCGTAAATTAGCTGATGCAGTCCAGGTACCATCTTTGTGTTTGACCAGCATTCCTGGCATGACCGCGCCGCGATTAACGGTCTGCGTTCCGTAATGTTGATGAACCATAAAAACTCCTGCCCGTAAGCTGGGCTGCTGAACATATAGAGACTTCTGCGCGTATTCAGGCGGTGGATGGCCGCCGGTTGTCATAACTAAGCCGCCTCGTTGAAGCGACTGAGGTATAAAGTGTTGTGTTGATTTCAGCTGGTCACACCGACGTTCACGCGTCCGTTTCACCCCTCGCACTCCCCGAAGCCTGCTGAAATTCAAACTGCGGATCTAAGCGGTCATCGCAACGGTGAATCAGGTGGTTGCCGTATCGTTGTGTTGTTGCGACATGGTGATAATAGCTATTGCTATTGGTGATATCAATACTTATTGCTATTGGTTGATGTGTTTTGATATTAAATGTTTGATAGCAAAAAGAATTAATTTTGTGACTTGCATCGCATAGCGATAACCGAAGCGGGGTTGTGGTGGTTTTTTGAACGGTGTGTGATGAGGGGAGGCAAAAGAAAACCCGGCACGACGGCCGGGGAAATCATTTCGCATCTACAATAAATAACCTGTTTATCTGGCCTTTTTTAACAGTAGCCTTTGCGGTTATAGTGAATACTGCAGATGGATCACCTTTGGTTGATATATATGCACTAAGAGCTCTAATATACGGGTTATTCTTCTTTCCTGCAGCTGGATCGCTAATTTCAGCAGTGATTCTCTTTTTTGAGTCATCACCATCTAAAATTATTTTAGCTGTCATATTTTGTGCATCAAATTCTGTAAGAAAAGCACGATACTCACGAAGACCGAGAACTTCATCATCATCAAGCCTATCAATTTCAGCTTTATCTCTCTCGTTAACTTTTAGAAGGCAGCCGTCAACATTTGTTGCAACACTTATCTGATCGCAAGTATTACCAATAGGTGATACTGCCTGCCTTACAGAGGGGCGAAGCTCTACAGCCATTCGGTCAATCAAAGAGATCAACTTATCAATGGTTCCAGCATCCTTGTTTCCTAGTGCCTCTATGGCCTTTTCAAGTGACTGCTGCAAAGCTTTCATTTCATCTTTCTTGTTAGAATTTCTCGCAAAAATATATTGTAGTATTGCGCCAAGTATAGTTGCGGCGATCCCCGAGAACAACTGGTTCTGAGTGGCGAAGTTAAGAACTGCTTCAAGAGTAAAGCAGTTAGCTTTTGCTTCGCGTGCGTAAACCTTAACTTCCTGATAATTAATGTATTTACTATATTTTTGTGTAACAGAGAAAGAAGCTGCTGTTGAGAGAACTTTAGAAAAACCCTTTAGGGATTCTCCTAGGCAGTTCAAATCTATTTCATGATTTAAAGCATCTTTTCCGTCATACCTAAAAGAGATTTTTATATCCTGTAAAGCGTCACAATCCATAAATCGCTCTCGTCTAATTCTAATTAAATTTACTATCCCCTAAACGACTCATCAGCACAGTACTGATTATCCATGTTTCCTGTACGTCTGGGGCATGCTCCCAATAACCTTACCGAAGATGAACACCCGGTTCATCTCGTCTTTCTCGATCGGGTCCCACGGTGAGTAGCTCTTGTTATCAGAGATAACCAGCAGCTTATCCTTCATCATTTGCAGGCGCTTTACATGGGCGGTGTCGTCGTACAGAAACGCATAGATGCCATCACCGTCGAAAGATTTAACCGTGATATCAACGAACAGCAGATCACCTGGTTCGATCGTTCCTGACATGCTGTCACCACGCACGTTAATGATGCGGATATTTTCTGCCTTCCTACCATCGAACATGTGACGAGCATCGTCAAACGAGTACTCAACCGAGCGTAGAACTTCTACAAACTCACGGTTGATGACTCCCGGCCCGGCACTCACTTCTATATCAAGAACGTCAATCTTAAAGTATTTGGAATGGCTGACAGCAGGCTTCCCTGATTGTTGACCGTCATTTCTCATCGGGCCTATGCCTGATGAGAGCCATTCTGTTCGAACACCCAATGCATTAGCTATTTCAACAATTTTTGTTGAGCCGCGCGCGTTGCCGCTTGTCAGTCTCCAGATTGTGGGTTGAGCTACGCCAGACGCCTTTGCAAGAGCGCCTTGAGACATTCCAGATTGTTCCATCGCTAGGTTTAAGCGATCAGCAAGAGTTTCTTTTTTCATAAGTTTTAATTTATACGCTTGCGTATTGATGGTCAAAACACGTTTTGCTATTGCTTGGATTAATACGCATTGCTATTATTCATTCATTGTAATACCAATAGGAATTGATAATGACAAATCAAACCATTCAACTCGCAATCAGTATTACAGGTAGTCAAAAACGACTGGCAGATCTATGCGGTGTAGCCCAACCCACAGTTTGGCGTTGGCTACACGGTGGCGGAATTGATGCCCGCTATGTAATGAAAATTGTCTCAGCCACTGGTGGAAAGATTAAACCAGCAGATATTCGTCCCGACCTCGCACCATTGTTTAACGCGAGTAATTCTGCCGCCTAAACTGCGGCGTTAACTGATAAGGCAATGACTATGCAACCACTTACATACCAACAGACTAGCGGATTTAGCCCGACTGCGGTGATAAATCGTTCTCAAACAAAACAGGCGCCAGGCCACGAAAAAATCCGTGATGCCGTTCGCGCCTGGTCGGCTGCAGATAATCAGGATGTTGTTGCCGCACTCATTGTGAATGAGTATCGGGAGCAGGGCGGCGGCACCATCGATTTCCCTGATGATGTCAGCCGTGCACGCCAGAAGCTGTTCCGCTTCCTCGATAACAAATTCGATTCTGAAAAATACCGAAATAACGTGCGTGAACTGACCCCGGCAATTCTGGCGGTACTACCGCTGGAATATCGCGGTTACCTGGTTGAGCAGGATAGCTTCATGGCTAGGTTGGCTGAAATGGAAAAGGAACTCAGTGAGGCAAAACAGGCTGTCATTCTCAACGCACCACGCCACCAGAAACTGAAGGAAATGAGTGAAGGTATTGTGTCGATGTTTCGTGTGGACCCGGATCTGGCTGGTCCATTGATGGCGATGGTTACTACCATGCTGGGGGCGATATGACAGGTTCAGAAATGGCGAAAGCCGGTCTGCTGGAACAGAACCGACTTTCAGGTGCAAATCGTAACACACTCATTGCGGGAGGAATTATGGCAAACACTGCTGAGATATTCAATTTTCCAGTGCCGGATGCGGCACAAAAGGAGCCGCGCGTGGCAGATCTCGATGATGGTTATACGCGCATTGCAAATGAGTTGCTGGAAGCTGTGATGCTGGCCGGATTAACACAGCACCAGCTTCTGGTCTTCCTGGCTGTCATGCGCAAAACATATGGCTTTAATAAAAAACTGGATTGGGTGAGCAACGAGCAACTTTCCGAGTTGACCGGGATATTGCCGCACAAGTGTTCTGCTGCAAAAAGTGTTCTGGTAAAGCGTGGGATTTTTATTCAGAGCGGGCGGAATATCGGCATTAATAATGTGGTCAGTGAATGGTCAACATTACCCGAATCAGGTAAGAAAAATAAAGTTTACCTGAAAGAGGTAAATTTACCTGAATCAGGTAAGAAAAGTTTACCCAAATCAGGTAAAGGCACTTACCCGAATCAGGTAAACACAAAAGACAAACTAACAAAAGACAATATAAAACCTTTTTCGTCCGAGAATTCTGGCGAATCCTCTGACCAGCCAGAAAACGACTTTCCTGTGGAGAAACGGGATGCTGCAATTCAGAGCGGCAGCAAGTGGGGGACAGCAGAAGACCTGACCGCCGCAGAGTGGATGTTTGACATGGTGAAGACCATCGCGCCCTCAGCCAGAAAACCGAATTTTGCAGGGTGGGCTAACGATATCCGCCTGATGCGTGAACGTGACGGACGTAACCACCGCGACATGTGCGTGCTGTTCCGCTGGGCATGCCAGGACAACTTCTGGTCAGGTAACGTGCTGAGTCCGGCCAAACTCCGCGACAAGTGGACCCAACTCGAAATCAACCGTAACAAGCAACAGGCTGGCGTGACAGCCGGAAAATCAAAACTCGACCTGACAAACACTGACTGGATTTACGGGGTGGATTTATGAAAAACATCGCCGCACAGATGGTTAACTTTGACCGTGAGCAGATGCGCCGGATCGCCAACAACATGCCGGAACAGTACGACGAAAAGCCGCAGGTACAGCAGGTAGCGCAGATCATCAACGGTGTGTTCAGCCAGTTACTGGCAACTTTCCCGGCGAGCCTGGCTAACCGTGACCAGAATGAACTGAACGAAATCCGCCGCCAGTGGGTTCTGGCTTTCCGGGAAAACGGGATCACCACAATGGAACAGGTTAACGCAGGAATGCGCGTAGCCCGTCGGCAGAATCGACCATTCCTGCCATCACCCGGGCAGTTTGTCGCCTGGTGCCGGGAAGAAGCATCCGTTAACGCCGGGCTGCCAAACGCCAGCGAGCTGGTTGATATGGTTTACGAGTATTGCCGGAAGCGTGGCCTTTATCCGGATGCAGAGTCTTATCCATGGAAATCAAACGCGCACTACTGGTTGGTTACCAACCTGTATCAGAACATGCGGGCCAATGCGCTGACTGATGCGGAATTACGGCGCAAGGCTGCCGATGAACTGACTTGTATGACCGCGCGAATTAACCGTGGTGAGGCGATACCTGAACCAGTAAAACAACTTCCTGTCATGGGCGGTAGACCTCTAAATCGTGCACAGGCTCTGGCGAAGATCGCAGAAATCAAAGCGAAGTTCGGACTGAAAGGAGCAACTGTATGACGGGCAAAGAGGCAATTATTCATTATCTGGAGACGCACAAGAGCTTCTGTGCGCCGGACGTTGCTGCGACAACAGGTATGACATTAACCAGCATAAATCAGGCTGCGGCAAAAATGGCGCGGGCAGGAATCCTGGTCATTGATGGTAAGGTCTGGCGAACGTTTGTTTAACGGTTAGCTACTCAGGATGATAGGGCGGGGCAAGTGAGTATGAAGCGGATTTTCAGGAATGCCGTCAGAGTTTGGAAATAAAGTGGGTTTTCTAGTGGCAAGAGACTTGATAATATTTAGTTCTTTAAATCCAAGGAGATAGGGTTATGAGAAAATTTATTTTAGCCTTTGTCATAAGTGCCTCGTTTACAGCAAATGCTGGTGTAGAGAAGTTAGGGCCGTGGATAACAAAGTCTGAGATAAATAAAATGACTGACCAGACTGACTTTGTGGCTCTTAATTTATCACCAGATTCATATAACAAAGCAGGTACTGATCGTGCAACTTCACTGGTGTTGCGTTGTAGTGATAACAAAACAGATGCCTATTTATCATTCAATGATTATATGGGGTCGGACAACCCAAGAATTACAGTGCGGTTAGATGGCGGAAAGCCGGTCAAGAGTGTTTGGGGAGGTGGGGAAGGCGGTGATTCTGCATTTGCTCCACAACCAATACAATTTATAAAGACCTTGGCTAAGCATAAAAAAGCTATTTTTGGGTTTGAACCTTATGGATCAACTATGCAAGTAGTTGAGTTTGACTTGTCTGAGATTGATAAGGTTGTGGAAAAAATTTCACAGTCTTGCAATTGGAAATGACAAAAAAATTTCATATGAACCCAGTTGGCGCTGGGTTTTTTATTTCAGTAGCCAATAATGCATTCAAAATCTCTTACTTGAGAAACGGCCTATTTGAGATTTCAGTCGTGGCAGGATGATCAGTTGATTCGAGTATTGACGCATTTGCGTCATAATAGATTGCAGTAATTTCATTGCACTACGTGAACTGGTCATGACTCGTCACCGATTTTGTAGGATGCTTAGAAGGAAAACTATTGAATGCCACTGCAGCAGCACAACAGCTGGAGGTAAAATGAAGAACAAATTGACGGGAATTAGCATAGATACAAATCAAAGCTCTTAGAGGGCTTTTATTCTATGATAAATGGACTTTGTTTGAGAGTGATATTATGAAACCGAAGAAACTAAGAGCTGAGCAGCAGTACCATTTAGACCTTGAATTAGTAAAGAAGAAGCCAGCGAACCGCACCGAGGCAAAAGCCCATTTGGCGGCACAATTACGGATTAGCAAGTACAAGACGCAGGCCTCTTCCAAAATTCGCGTTGGTAGTTTCAAGGGAAGAAAGAAGGTGCATTTTAGCCAGGCGGAAGAAGATGCTAGGAAGGCAATGGCTAAAGCTAATGCAGTTAGGTTTTCAGAAGGTGAGGTTGAGTCCGTTGATACAGAAAGAATATCAGAAAGTAACAAACGCTGGCGCGGGAGAACCGCTGACTAATGTCTGATTTAGATATTGCAGCAAAGCTGTATGAAGAAAACACATTCATGGGCAGATGTGACATTACAGGGAGTTTTAGTTTTCAATTGCTGAAGGCATCGAATCATATTCATATTCATATTGTTTTGAGGGGTAATTCATGGATGCAGGGATAGCCTCAGTTGTCGCCGCAATTATTGCCGCAGCTGCAGCTGGAGTGGGGCTTGTTATCACTAAGGAGAATAAAACATCTGAGTTTCGGCAAGCGTGGATAGATGGTTTAAGGGAAGAGTTAGCTGAATTGATGGAGAACTTTTTACAATTACGCACGACTCCGCCTGAGAAGCTCCCTGAGGTGGCTGGAAAAATTTATTTTCTTTCCGCAAAAGTGAAGCTTAGGTTATCCAGTAAAAACTTAACTAATGAAGAGTCTCAGCTTTTGAAAATCATTGAGGATTACATTTTAAAAATGGATCGCTCATCTAACATTACAGATGTGGTCAGACAGTATTTTGAATATAGTTCCAGTGTTCTTAAAACTGAGTGGGAGAGAGTGAAACGAGGCGAGAAAAAATACAGAGTCGCTATCACGGTTTCGTACTCAATATTGGGTTTTTTGGGGCTCTATTTTGCTTTACGTTTCATTCCAGCGATAAGTGAAAAAATCTTAGAAATTATAGAGTTTTTAAATTATTCGTTGTTCTGATGACAAGCTTTGATTTTCCATAATCAACTTGTCATAATTAAGTCACCGGAGCCTGAACAACTCCGGTGACTTCTGCGCTAAACGGGGACGTTTATGCGCACATACAATCCAAACTCTCTTCTCCCTTCACAGATGCAGAAATGTACCTGCGATTTTTTGCATCCAGCGTTTGACCTCTGCGGAGGTGAATCGTGAACCTCCTACAAGATGGCATCAAATTGCATCGTGGTAACTTCACCGCTATCGGCCAGCAGATCCAGCCTTATCTGGAGGAAGGCAAATGCTTTCGCATGGTGCTTAAACCGTGGCGAGAGAGACGCAGTCTTTCCCAGAATGCACTCAGCCACATGTGGTACAGCGAAATCAGTGAATACCTCATCAGCAGGGGGAAATCGTTCGCTACCGCAGCATGGGTAAAAGATGCTCTCAAACACACATACCTCGGTTATGAAACCAAGGACCTGGTTGATGTCGTAACCGGCGAAATCACTACTATCCAGTCGTTACGCCATACCTCCGATCTTGATACCGGAGAGATGTATGTCTTCCTGTGTAAGGTTGAAGCCTGGGCGATGAATATTGGCTGCCACCTGACTATTCCGCAGAGCTGCGAGTTCCAGCTGCTGCGCGACAAGCAGGAGGCGTAATGGCTACACCGCTTATTCGTGTCATGAACGGACACATCTACAAAGTACCAAATCGTCGTAAGCGTAAACCTGAGCTGAAGCCATCCGAAATACCAACTCTGCTCGGATATACCGCCAGCCTGGTTGATAAAAAATGGTTGCGACTGGCAGCAAGGAGGAATCATGGCTGATTTGAGAAAAGCAGCGCGTGGTCGGGAATGCCAGGTAAGAATCCCTGGCGTATGTAATGGCAATTCTGAAACGTCTGTACTGGCACATATCCGGCTGGCTGGATTGTGCGGTACCGGTACCAAACCGCCAGACCTGATTGCCACCATTGCATGTTCTGCCTGTCACGACGAAATCGACCGCCGCACACATTTTGTCGATGCTGAGTATGCAAAAGAATGCGCGCTGGAAGGTATGGCGAGAACACAGGTTATCTGGCTGAAAGAGGGGGTTATTAAGGCGTGAATACCTACAGCATCACATTACCCTGGCCTCCGAGCAATAATCGCTATTACCGCCATAATCGCGGGCGCACGCACATCAGCGCAGAGGGGCAGGCATACCGCGATAACGTCGCCCGAATCATTAAAAACGCAATGCTGGATATCGGCCTGGCTATTCCTGTGAAAATCCGCATTGAGTGTCACATGCCGGATCGCCGTCGCCGTGACCTGGATAATCTGCAAAAAGCTGCTTTTGACGCACTTACCAAAGCAGGTTTCTGGCTGGATGATGTTCAGGTCGTTGATTACCGTGTTGTGAAGATGCCCGTTACCAAAGGTGGGAAGCTGGAGCTGACCATCACCGAACTGGGGAATGAATGATGTTTGAGTCTTATATGGCAGAACGTCTTCGCCACCGCTGGATGCGCCTGCGCTTATATCGTTTCCCCGGTTCTGTTTTGACCGATTACCGGATACTGAAGAATTACGCCAAAACACTGAAAGGAGCTGCCGCATGAATACCCAATATTTACAGTATGTCCGCGAGCAACTCATTGTGGCTACTGCTGATTTGAGCGGAGCAACGAAAGGCCAGCTTGAAGCCTGGCTGGAGCATGCACAATTTGATACTGGTACATATAAACGAAAGAAGCCGCGCATTCTGGATGAGGTAACGGGCAAGATGATTACGCTGGATAATCCGCCGATTTCCGGTAAGCAGTCGTACGCAAAAGGTTCATCCATTGCACTGGTCAGCCAGGTTGAGTTCTCAACATCTTCATGGCGCCGCGCGGTTCTGTCTCTCGAAGAACATCAGAAAGCGTGGTTGCTGTGGAGTTACAGCGAAAATGTTCGCTGGGAACATCAGGTCACCATAACGCAGTGGGTATGGAGCGAGTTTAAGACTCTGATGGGTACCAGGAAAATTGCAGGTAAGACACTGGAACGCTTAAAGAAGTTGATCTGGCTGGCGGCACAGGATGTGAAGAACGAGCTGGCAGGGCGTAAGACCTATGAATACCAGGAGCTGGCATCACTGGTGGGAGTGACATCAAAAAACTGGTCTGAGACATTTACTGAACGCTGGGTTGCAATGAAGCACATTTTTCTACAGCTTGATAGCCAAGCTTTATTGCTTTTAACGAAAACACGTTCAAAACAAAAGACCACATTTTCACAGCAAAGTATTGCAAAACTGGATTAAAAAGCATATATTTCTTGTAAATCTGATATTTTGCCAATGTTGTACGCACTGGCAGTAATCCAAATTCAAGCCCGAGGTTTAAAACTTTGGGCTTTTCTGTTTCTGGACGGTGAGTAGCCTTCCAACCTACCCCAGCCAGGGTGTCTTCAGCTGTTGAGTTGATATTGCTTAACCCTCTGTTGCCAGCTACATGCTGGCTTTTTTATTCCAGGCTTGCGGGGAGCATCAACTCCGTGCTTTGTCGTTAAATTACCCCGTGAGCCTGATTTCTGACATTTAACGTCCCGGCCTTTTGTCGGCGGCGAAACATTGGCTATTCATATGCACGAAAAAGAGAGCCTTGCCGGAGCGTTCTGGCTCGTTTTGCTGATCATCGCAGGTTGGGGCGGTCTGGTCCGCTACCTGATAGATGTGAAGCAGAGTAAAGCAACGTGGAGTTGGATAAATGCTCTGGCTCAGATAGTGGTATCAGGATTCACCGGTGTTATTGGTGGCCTGATCAGCATCGAAAGTGGATTCAGTATTTACATGATTCTCGCGACAGCGGGGATTAGTGGTGCGATGGGTTCGGTTGCACTGACGTACTTCTGGGAACGACTGACAGGGGTGAAAAATGCAAAATCTTAATCCTCAGCGTAAGGCTTTCCTCGATATGGTGGCATGGTCAGAAGGAACGGATAACGGACGGCAGAAAACCAGAAATCATGGTTATGACGTCATTGTAGGCGGAGAGCTATTTACTGATTACTCCGATCACCCTCGCAAACTTGTCACGCTAAACCCAAAACTCAAATCAACAGCAGCCGGGCGCTACCAGCTTCTTTCCCGTTGGTGGGATTCCTATCGTAAGCAGCTTGGCCTGAAAGACTTCTCTCCGAAAAGCCAAGACGCTGTGGCATTGCAGCAGATTAAAGAGCGTGGCGCTTTACCGATGATTGATCGTGGTGATATTCGTCATGCTATCGACCGTTGCAGCAATATCTGGGCTTCGTTGCCGGGCGCTGGTTACGGTCAGTATGAACATAAAATTGGTGACCTGATTGCCAGGTTTAAAGAGGTTGGCGGGGTGGTAAATGAAGTTGAGCTATAAGCTAGTTATCGCTGCTTTCTTCGTTACTATTATTGGTTCTTTCATCTGGTCAGCGAATCATTACCACAATCAAGCCATTGAATACAAAAAGCAGCGCGACGAAAACGCTATGGCATTACATTCGGCTATGGCGACGATCTCTGATATGCAGAAGCGTCAACGTGACGTAGCTGAACTTGACGCCAGATACACAAAGGAGCTTGCTGATGCTAACACGACTCTCGAAAGTCTCCGTACTGATGTCTCTGCTGGTCGTAAGCGCTTGCAAATCGCCGCCACCTGTGCAAAGTCAACGACCGGAGCCAGCGGCATGGGCTATGGAGAAAGTCCAAGACTTACAGCTGATGCTGAACTCAATTATTACCGCCTCCGAAGTGGGATCGACAAGATAACTGCACAGGTTAACTACTTGCAGGAGTACATCAAGACACAGTGCCAGAAATGAATCTATAGATGACATTCCACGTTCGTATAAGATAATGCTAAATTACTATTAGCTTAATCACAGGAGACGGACATGGAAAGAGGTGTGGTATTTAGTGCATGCGAATTACTTAAAACCGAGGATGGAAAAGGCATCCGTACAGGTAAATGGATTAGTCAATTAGAAATAAACTATCTATGTCTTTATTGGGATAAACTAGTTTCACCCACAAATAATATTATACATACAGCATTAAATAACGAGGATGAATTAGAAAAATGTGGATTGCTAACCAGACCTGTATATAGACATCATGGTTGTTTTGATGGCCAATATATGGCTGATTTTTATGCTGAAACTCATGCCAAAACAATAGATATACTTAGGCATGCGGATTCTTCTGTCGATTGGCGCATGCATTTTTTAAGTGACCAAATAAACTTGGTGCCTGAATTATCTAGAACCTCAGAAGTGATACGTTTTGAGCTAGCAAATTTATTACCCGTTCCCACAGAAGATGTGCACCTACATGATATTCTTGATTTCAAGGAAAGAAGAAAACCTGAATTAATCGCTTTACATGAATATCTTGATGAGCTTTACTTGGAAATAAAACGTTCTGGTGATATCAATCTTCAGAAAGCAAAAGCTCTTTCTAATCTTAAACAAGCAATAAAGGATATTGAACGCTTAAATTGTGAAGTGTGGAAAAGTCCAATAAAATTTAGCATCTCTACTTCCTTTGAGTTCGATTTTTCACAAATATTTAGTCTGGCGGGAACTGTTTTATCTATGTCAGTAGATTATCCTTATAATGTTATTGGAGGGGTAAGTAGTTTTTCTTATTTTTTGGGAGGATGCATAAAAATAAAGCCACAATTTCAACAAGTGTTATCATTAGGTAATGATAAATTAGTTTACATAAGCAAAGGAAAATCGGAGGGTATTATTTCCTGATTTTTGATTCTCATAATCAATGAATGTTTTTTGTGAATATACTTATTTTAACCCTATAAATAATCAAGGTAATAAAGTGCCTCCTCGTATCCCGAAAGCCTGCCGTGCTCGAGGTTGCCGTAATACCACTACAGACCCGTCAGGCTACTGCGAAAGCCACAAAAACGAAGGCTGGAAACAATACAAGCCGGGGCAATCCCGTCATCAGCGCGGCTACGGTTCGAAGTGGGACAGTATCCGCGCGCGCATATTGAAGCGTGACAAAGGCCTGTGTCAGTTATGTCTGCGTGCTGGTGTGGTGCGTGAGGCGAAAACCGTTGACCACATCATCCCTAAAGCGCATGGCGGCACCGATGCAGACAGTAATCTGCAGAGCCTGTGCTG